GAACATTTAAAAGAAATAACATACGAAGAATATTTAGAAAAGTATGTAGACCAAGAGTATGACTCAGATACATCTAACAGGGGTTTGCCCCGAATGATTGTACGTGCGCCTAGCAGAGAGTTTATACTAGTACCTGAACCTGATAAGGCTTACACATTAGTTTATGAATATTATAGCCTTGGGTTTGATTTAGAAGTACATGATGATGTACCCTCCATACCAGAACCATACAGACATGTTATTATAAATGGTGCTATGTATTATGCATACCAGTTTAGAAATGATGCACAAATGGCTAACATGTCTTTGCAAATGTTTGAAGATGGTATAAAATATTTAAGATCTTTACACATAAATCGTTACAAAGAAATAAGAGATAGAAGAGTTAGTTTTTAATGGCTACAGGCTGGAATACATTTCCCATAGAATTTAGAGGTGGTTTAATCTCTAACATGAGTTTGCTACAGCAAGGAACTAATGCTGTTGGCTCTGCTTCTACTTTACAAAATTTTGAGGTAGACAAAGAAGGCGGCTATAAAAAAATAAAAGGCTATTCTAAGTTTTCCGCTACGACAATTCCTGGTACAAGTGATACATTAGGTATCAAAGTAATATCTAATGCAAGATTAATAGCTGCTCGTAAAGCAAATGCTGCTACTATAACAGCAAGACAAACTGCTACAGCAGATGTAAACGGAGCTACATCATCTGCTACTGCTGTTGTGTTAGATAGAATAAGAAGCCATACTGGTAAGTCTGGAACTAATACATCAGGCTCTGGAACAGGTGGTACATTTAATATTACTAATACTAACACAACTTATACAGCAGCAGTAAATGCTGTAGGTTCTGGGTACGCAGTAGGCACAACTATAAAAATACTTGGTACAGATTTAGGCGGCACTTCAGCTACAAATGACGCAACAGTTACAGTTGCTAGTATAGCACCTAACACTTATGTGAATCCAACGCAGTCTAGTTATAGTGGGTCTGGAAGTAGTGCTACTTTTAATATTACCAAAACAGGAACTACATACACTGTAGCTATTACTGCAGCAGGTTCAGGTTTTACAGCTAATGAGACACTTAAAGTAGTAGGTACGCTGCTAGGAGGTGCTACTACTGCTAATGATGCAACCATAACAATAACTACAGTAAATGGATCAGGCGGTGTAACAGGTGCTACAATAGCTGGTACAGGTTTAGCAGACGCTGTTGGTGCTATAGGAACAATAAGTATAACTGGTACTGGTACAGATCTAGGAACTATACGAGTAGGTATGCATGTAACAGGTTCAGGTATTGCTGGTTCTGTGACTGTGGCTGCTGTAACAAATCAAAACAATATAACTCTTTCGTCTGCTCAATCTTTATCTGATAATACAACTCTTACATTTGGAGATCTAGCTGCCGCAGATGAAAACAAAACTGCTTATTACTACAGCACTGGTACTGATTGGGTATTTACTGCTGTTAGTACAAACACAAACGGTGGTAAAGTAAATCACGCTGAGTTTAATTTTGATGGTACTGATAAGATTGTTTTTGTTGACGGTACAAGCTACCCTAGTATATATAATATATCAAATAATACACAAACAAACCTAACAGCCGCAAGTGCAAACATTAATACAGATGTGTTGGGCGCAGAACGTGTAGTAATATTTAAGAATACAGCTTTCTATACCAAAGAGAATAAACTTTTCTTTACAGCACCTTCTACAGTAGATAACTTTGCAGTAGCTGACGGTGCAGGTACTATAAACTTGGCACATGATACCACAGGACTAGTTGTCTTTCGTGATCAGTTAATTGTATTTACTACGGATACTGTAAGTAGATTAACAGGTAGTTCTTCTGCAGACTTTTTACTACAGCCTATTACAGAAAACATCGGATGCATTGACGGTGATACAGTTCAAGAAGTTGGTGGTGATATAATGTATCTAGCTCCTGACGGACTAAGACTATTATCTGCTACTGATCGTATTGGTGACTTTGCATTAGATATTGCCTCTGATAAAATAAAAGAAGATGCCTCTTCATTTTTAAGTGGAGCGACTTCATACAGTTCTACTGTATTTAGAGAAAAATCACAATATAGAATATTCTCTTACAATACATCTATACAATCTTCTGCTGCAAAAGGTTTAATTGCTACTAAAAAATCTTCTCAAGGCGCAGCAGGTATTGAGTGGTCAACTGCTAAAGGAATAAAAGTTAATGTAATAGACAGTGTGTATAATTTAACAAACGCTGCAGAGACAGTAGCTTTTTCAGGAAGTGATGGCTACGCATATATACTAAATTCAGGTAGTACTTTTGATGGCTCAAACATTGAATCTATTTTTCAATCAGCCTTCATGCCTATAAATGATCCACAGGTTAGAAAAACTTTTTATAAAGCAGTTTTATTTATAGACCCAGAGGGTACTATTGACTTAGACTTTGATTTAAAGTATGATTTTGAATCTACTACAAGAAACGATACATTACAACCTGCTACTATAAATATAACAACACCTTCAACTACTACAGTTTCTTTCTTTGGTGCTGGTACAAACTTTGCAGCATCAGGGGGTGGCACATTTGGTGGTATACTAGAAAAAGTATACCCTGTAAATGTTATAGGATCAGGTGATACAGTAGCTTTACGTATTACAGATACAACATCAAATCCCTCTTTTACATTAGACACATGTGTGTTAGAATACAAACAAAATGACAGGCAGTAAGGAACAGTAATATGCCCAATGGATACACTAGACAGGATACTACAGGAGCGTTAGCTAACGGTCAACCTATTGATGCTGACTTGTTTAACAACGAATACAACGCAATAGAAACTGCAATGCACGCTTCTACAGGTCACAACCACGATGGTACAACTGGCGGTGGTGCTACTATCAATAAGGTAGGACCATCAAATGAATTAGAAGCAGATTCTTCTGCAGTCTTTCCAAAAGTTAATAACCTAATAGATCATGGTAAAACAGCATTGCGCTGGAAAGATGGTTACTACTCTGGTACAGTATATGCAGAAGATGTTGCTGTAACTGATGACCTTACTGTAGGTGACGATCTAACTGTAACTGGTGATGTACAATTTGGTAACTTGACAGACGGCTCAATAACTATTGACAGCTTTGTAGACGAAGATAATATGGCTTCTAATAGTGCTACAAAAGTACCAACGCAACAGTCTGTAAAAGCATATGTAGATTCTACAACAAATAACTCTTCAGGAACAGTTACAACTGGTAACGTAGATATTGGTGGTGGAAGCGGTGCTGGTTGGGTTATATATCAATCAGGCACAGACTTAAAGTTTAAGTACAACGGTGTTGATAGATTTAAATTAAGTTCTGCAGGTGCTTTAACTGTAGAAGACAACGTAACAGCCTATGGAAGTGCATAATGACGTTACCTGCATCAGGAAATTCTATATCTCTTAACGAGCTACACATAGAAGCAGGAGGAGACAGTGGTACACTGTGTTCATTAAATGATTCTGATATTCGTGATATTATAGACGTGTCTGATGGTGGTTCACAAAATATTCAACAATACTTTGGACAATCATCTTTTAACTATACAGATGCTAGTGGTGCAGTTAATGGTGCTGTACCTGATGGTGGTCCATACTATACACTAGTAACTGCAGGAACTACTGGTACGGTTTTAGCGGCTGGCACATATAACTTTGTAATGGTTTCACGTGGCGGTGATGGGGGTGGTGCTGCAGCAAGTATAGCCCTTTGGCAGATAGTACTTGATGGTTCTGAATCTTGGTCCTTTACAACAGATGCCTCACCTGGTTTTTCAGATTGGCAAATAGTTGGTGATAATGACACTTTGATACGAACTAGATTTGGTGCAAGCAGTAGTGCTTCAACTACTGCAGTAGGAACAAAAGGATCAAGTGCCAGAATAACAAAGTATGCAGCAAGGATTGGTGGAGCAGGAAATACAAATACTGGTTATTCAAGTTCTGGCGGTGGATCAGTAGACTTTTTTAATCTATCTGATAAATCACTATTAAATGCAAAAACTGGTACTGTAGCTGCAGGATATGCTGGCCTTATACCTCATGGTGGATACATTAAAGAAAGTGGCAACCCTGCATCTGGCACAAAATGGCTTACAGGTATAGCCGATACTGCTTTTGAAAGAGCAGCAGGGCAGTATGGAAACTTTGGTACAGGTGGAACATATAGTGTAGGTGCAGCAGCAGGTCATAATCCTTTTGGTGGAGGCAGTGCTGCATCAGCTAATAACTACCCTAATCCAAGCGGTAATGTTTACATAGCTGTTGGTGTAGGCAGTGGTGGTTATGGTGGTGGTGGAGGCTATTCTAGGCAATCATCTCTCTATAACCCAAAAGCTGTTAGTGGCACTGGTGGCGCACCTGCACTATGGTACTTAAAGGTAGCATAATAATGACACCAGATGAACTAGAAGCTATGCTAGATCGAGCAGCCAAACGTGGAGCTACAGCAGCCTTGCGTGAAGTAGGACTACATGACGATGATGCTCGTAAAGATATATCAGAAATGCGTAACTTACTAGAAGCATGGCGTGATACACGTAAAGGTGTTTGGTCAACCGTAGTTAAAATGTCAACCGTAGCAATCATAACATTCATTGCCGCATCATTGTGGATGCAAATAGGGAAATAAAATATGGCTCAGAAATTTGTAGGGTTTAAGCCTGAAACAATACAGAATAAAATATTACCAGCGTTGGGCTATAATGGA